AACCAAGCGCGGGAAGTTGGGCATGACGTCCTGGTCGTCGGGGTCGTCGTAGAGGCCGCGGCTGTAGGACGTCAGGCAGGTGGGTGTGCCGGCGCCGGAGGCCGACCAGTCGGCGGCCGCCAGATAGTCAGCGACTGCAAGTTCTGCTCTTAGGGCGACGGCATTCATTTGATGGATATCCCGTTGTCTTCAAGAACCTTACCGTTGGCTAGGAGGGCCTCGGTCATGTGGTTGACCATCTCTGCCGTCTCGTCGTCGAAAGCCTTCTGCATGGCCGTGTTGTAGATCCCGGCCACGCGGTTGTATTGGCTGTCGGCCACACCGGCAGTCATGACCACCGAGGCTGTTGGATTGAATCCTGGCACAGCCTGATAGCCTCGGGCCTTGGTGCCCTTGTGCGTGGCGACGTTCTCTTCGTTGAGGCCGTACTGGTTAGCAAGTGAGACCAGGGCGGCGTTGGTCTGCTTCGGCGCCTTGTAGCCGGGAGGCTTCGACAGCGGTTTCCACTTGGCGCTCTGAAACTGGCTGAATCCCTTGTTGTACACTCGGATCATCTTCACCACACCCGAGCGTAGATAACCGACCGACCCGATGGCCTTCCGCATCAGGGCCGAGGCTGCTGCCTTCATCTCTTCGCCATAGAGGCCGCGGCGACCGCCTTTAGCTTCCTTCGACTGAGCGATGAGATGCACCCGGCGAAGGATTCGGGATTTACCGACCCGCTTGCCGGTCTTCTTAGACTTGCGGTTGATGTCACCGACCGGCGTCCCTAGGTAGTCGGAGATCCTGCGGCGCTCCTGGCCTGGGCTCTTGGGCGGCACCAGGACGAACAGTCTCACCATCAAGTAAAAGAACCTGCTGTTGATCGCCTTGTGCAAATCGCGCGAGGTGCTCAACAGATACTGCTTCATAGCAGCGTCGAACTTGCTCGAGTCGACCGTCATGTTGACGACAGGCCTCACTTGGTCTTCGCCCCCAGCTCTAGGTTGTAATAGCCACCGGAGGCATCCACACGGCAGGACAGGATGCGGAGGGTGCGTCCCTGGTAGACCAGCGTCCTACCGACCACCGGCCGAGGCTTGCAGAAGGTCAGGGCGATGCGGTCGCTGTTCTCCTGGAGAATGAATAGGCCGTCCTCCTTGAGTAGCCGGGAAAAGGCCGTGCCCTGGTCGAGCGTGTAGAGCGTCGAGTCCATCGAGACCAGTGTGCTGTCGCAGGTCTTCCAGTCGGAGAACATGACCAGGATCCGGGAGGTCACATTGTCCTGGAACCCACCGGAGATGGGCACGTTGGCATCGTTGACGGCAGCCGGGATGCACCGGATCGACGAGCCCTCCCAGATGAACATCGGCGCCCCCAGCATTTGCTGGAGCACTGCCATGCCCTGCTGGAGACTAGATCCGATGGTGGTCATCAGGTGGTGAAGTAGGTGCCGGAGACTATCAGGCGGCTGGTGGCCTGGAGATGGTCGGCCAAACTGGTGGCAGCTCCTGTCTCGAAATGCGACAGCTCGAGGTAGCTGGTGCCGGCGATTAGCCTGGCGATGATTGCGGTCTTGGCCTGGTTGGTTCCGTTGGTCAGCCAGACGGCAGCGGCGGCCTCGTAGGTCACGGTGTCTGGCAGCGACAGCCGGAGGTTGCCCGTGGCGGATCCGGTCACCGAGTTGACGGTGACGTCCGCGGTAAAGGTACTCACGAATCCGATGGACGTGTGACGGGCCGTGTTGGTGGTGATGGCGTAGGTGCGGCCACCGCCGGAGTCGATGAGGGTCGGCACCCAGGTCGTCGGTGTGACCAACGGCAGGGCGGCATACAGCTCGGTAAAGTTGTCGTTAATCTTCTCGCCGGCGCCGCGGAGGGTGTCCCCGGTGTTGTCGTTGCTGATGGTGCCGATGTTGATCGTTTGCTGGGCCATGATTTTATTCCTTAGGGAGAGCGTACCAACCTTCTTCAAGCGTTATACGGTTCCTAGAGAGAACAGGAACACCGTCTGCACCTTTGACCCAGACTCGCGCCTTAACGCTCTCAGCCAGGCGCACAGGCTCGCCGTGAGGCACATAGACCACACGGGTGGCGCAGCCACAGCTAGACGCCAGACTTATCAACGCGATCCAGCAGCTTTTGTTTAAGCTCGGGGTCTGGTTTGGCATCTTCGGCTGTTGGTTGAGTTTTAGCCAGGCCGGTCAGCCATTTAAGAATAGCTGTCACGATCTGCTCGATCACGTTCATTCCGGCTTCTTCTCGGCATCCTTAGCCATGATCAGGCCGAGGCCAGCGGTGACCGCGGCGATGGTCGAGGCGATGTCGATGTTGGTCGCAGGGTCACCGTCGAAGGCAGCCCGAAGAGCACCTCCAACAGCGACGAGAATGGCACCAACACCGGCGAGAGTTGTTTTCGTGTTTTTCATTTTGATCTAAATAATCGAAACGCTGCGTAACAGGCGCAAAGTAAGCCAATCAGCGCGGTGATAAGGCGAACCCAGTCAGTGAGTGCTGGAATAAACGAAACAGCGGTGGCACCTGCCGCTGCTGCTAGGCTTAGTCCAGGGCTGGTGCTGCTGTTCGTTGGTTCCATTACTCGGATTTAGGCTGTGCGGATGAGACTATGAGGTCCACAAGTGGAAGGGCTGCACGGGCGTTAGCAACGCCACCAGCCTTTACCGCGATGTCGATGAGTTGGAGGAGGCTGTTGGCCTGCTCCTGGGTGAGTTCGATCTTGATCATGCGGAGGGAGCGTCAGCGATGACAACAGGCTCGGCAACCTTAACCGGCGGCGGCACAGGAACCCACGGCAACGGCAGCGTCACCACCGGCGGATTGATCTGATTTTCGATCTGCAACGTCACGTTCGCCTCGACAGCCGCTTGATCGACTCCATTGGCGTAGCACCAGTTCAAGACCTGTTCCTGCGTCAGGTCTTCGTAAGGCGTGAACTCACCACTCGGCGGCTGGAACGAGCAGGAGCCGTAGCAGGTGCCGCTGTATTGATCCTGCGAGCCGTTGCAACGCCAGTCGGCGGTAATTACGACATCAGGATTGCTGCCTTCGATGGGCTTAACGAGAAGGCTTTCGATGATCCAAGAGAGGGTAGGCATAGAATTAGTTGTTGCGTAGACCGCTGGCGACTAAGTTGGTTAGAGCAAGACTAGAAGTAATTTGGAGGAAACCAGAAGCAACACCGAATGTGATTGTTGATCCGGTTCCGTTGATTACGGAAACAACAGTCGCAGAAGCAGAAGTGAAAATCACAACCGCAGAATATTGTCCTGTTGCATTGGATGCAGCAACGTGAACCAAAGCACCAAAACCGCTGCGAGCAATATTTGTTGCAGTTGCGGCAGTGATTGCAGAGCTAAACGTCTGAAGCCCGCCATCACCAATTTTCACTTCTTTCGATCCGGTAAGATCGGTAAATGCTGACGTGCTTCCAACTAACAATCGCCCGCTCGCGTCGAGCGTCATTGCTTGGGTGAAGGTGAACGCAGTGCCTGCCGTTCCTGTTCCAATGTTCCACGCATGGCATCCGACAGTGCTTACGTTAAAGTCGTACTTTCCAGTTCCACCTGTGACAACGCAGATGTTTTGAGAGCTACTATTGAAAAACGAGTTGAAGAAAAGCTCGCCAGATCCGCTAGTGCCAGTCAACGCAATGGCACCGCTGTTAGTGCCACCGATTTGTAGAACGCGCCGGTTTGTTGCCCAAATAGTAGACGGCGCAAGCCCCACGCCGACGTTGCCGGAGGAGTCTACACGATAACGCTCAGTGCCTCCTGTAGTAACAGCAAACGTGTCTGCCGCAGGATAGTAGATTCCAGTGTTCGTGTCTCCGGTCGTTGTGAGAGCGGGAAGCAGTGCTGTACCAGCAGCAAACGTCGAAACACCCGTCACACCCAGCGTCGTTCCCACCGTAGCCGCGCCGGTGATGGTGGCGGAGGCGAGGGTGGCGGTGCCGGATGCTCCGAGGATGTTGTTTACGCTGATGCGTTTGGTGGTACCAGATGCGGCCATCGACGTATCGGATACATCGACCACCGGAAACATATCGTTGACTGGATCGGCAGCAGTCAGTGCCGTTAGTGCTGTAATTTTAGAGTCTGCCATAGGTCAGTTGGATTGGATTGCGAGTTTAAAGAGGTCTTCCTGTTGCAGAAAACCAGCGTCTTCTCGCAACAGAGAATCGAAAGTGCCAAAGGTGATGACGATCTTTCCGGTGCCGTCTTCTTGCAGCACAAAGAACTCGTCCTCTTGCAGGACATCTCGACGCAGCACCGGCGCATCAGTGCCACCGGCTTGACCGGAGAACAACCGATTGAGTGCTATGCCGAGTGAGATCATTAGGCTCTGGCGTTAAACGCTACAACAGAACCGGATGAGATTTGAAAGCCGGTGATGTTACCAACCAGTGGGAAGCCGGCAGGGATAGTCTTAGAGGTCCAAGTGCCAGCGATACGGTTGCCGGTGATGGAAGTAAAGACGGTTGGCTCGGTGGGAATCAAGCCAGACCACGCGCCGGTCTGCGCTGCGGTAGTGGTGAACAGCTCAAAGCCTTCGCGGCCCATGCTGTACTCAGTCGAAATGTCTGCTTGAACGGCCATAGAATTGTTTTTCGGTTAAAGGGGAGGCTGTCAGCGTATCCAACAGCCTCCCCAGTTTTGGTTGTTTAACCTTTTCGGATCTTCGGTGCCAGGGCTCCCTGTATCCACAGGATGAGCTTGCCTCCTTCGGGAACGGTCGCGGTGTTGAAGCCTTCGCGCTGGAGTGTCGCGTCGACTTCGGGACCAGAAACGAGCTTGGTTTTGCCGTTCTTGTCCACCGAGATGGTTGTGGCGATTCTCATGGGTCAGCCGATTAGGCGGTGATGAGAACCTCGGCCTGGGTCGTGTCAGCGGCCGCGGCGCCGAACATGATGTCGTAGGACGCCATGTGAGCGCGGGATGCGCGGCTGTACCAGACGGACAACAGCACCGAGAGGCCGTTGCTCAATTCAACGGAGCGCTGCTCCAGGAACTCGCCGGCGATCATGCCGACCGGGAGGCCCGAGGCCACCGCGATGGCGTCCTGGCCGCAGACGAAGCCGGCGGTGTTCGCGATACCACCAGTCCAGTCGTTCTGCTCGAGGATGTTGGCGAATCCAAAGTAGCCATTGTTCAACGGGCCATAGCGGCTGTCAGGGAAGGGATTCGTGCCGGCGGCGGCCGTGAGCTGACCGGAGAACATGAGTCGAGCCATGTGTCCGCCATCGAGCAGCAGCAGCTTCTGACGGTAGTTCTTGGCCAAGGCTAAGATCGCAGGGATGTCCGAGGAATCGAAGTTGGCTGCCGTTCCAATGACGGTGCCAGCGCCGAACAGCGCCGCGGTCATCTGGGCGGTAACCTTCTTGGAGATACCGAGGGCGAAGATCTCAGCGCTGCCCTGGGCAAGATCGGACAAGGCGAAGCCCTGGTTGAGCTCCTGCTGGGTCACCGTAAAGGTCTTGGTGATCTGGTTCACGGTCACCGCGGTGGCGGCCAGCGTGGACTGGTTAGCGGCGCCGTCCTCGAAGTTAGAGGCGTTGTCGACCGTGGCGTCGCCGGTGGTGAACTTCTTCACCTGGACGGTGGCGCGGGGGCGGAGGTTATCCAGGCCGACGTTGCGCGTGAATCCGGAGATCATGGCCAACTTAGTGGTAGCCACGGTGATCACGGCGTCAGCGAGGTAGTCAACAACCAGGCCCGAGGCGAAGGTGTTCGCGTTCTGCGGGGCCAGCAAACCGCTCTGGCGCAACAGCTCGGAGTGGTTCTCGACCAGGAAGCGCTGGCGCTCGGCACCGGCGCGGAGCGACTTATGCTTCTCCAGGAGAGAATTGCCAAGGTTCTGGACGCGAACCGGGGCGACGGGCTCCGGTGCAGGGGCGGCGGTGATGGTCTTGGCGCTGATGGCAGCGGCCACGGCCTTGGCGACGATGGCGTCGATGTCGAGGGCGGTCGGCGCACTAGGAGCGGCCGCCACCACGGTGTTGGAATCAGTCATGTTGTGTGGTGTCTGCTGTGATGTCGGCGCGGTTGTCGCGCCATCGGCGGCAGCGTTAGTGCTGCCGGTCGAAAGTTTGTTGTCTGTGGTTTCGCCCTCCTCGACTTCGAGTTGGGCATAGAGTGCCTTGAACCAGTCACGGCCTGCGGCACCTCCCCAGAGGTTTGCAGCCACGTCGGCCGGGGTGTTGGCTTCGGCCTCGAGGAAGCGCTCGTTGCGTCCCCACCAGGCGTTGGCTGTGCGGATCTTGTCCTCGGTGGGCGCCTCACCGGCCACCAGTGCCTCGGCGTCCAGGACGGTCTGCTTCTCGAGGCCATCACCGGCCAGGCCTTCGGCATACTGCTCGAGGCCGCGGCGAAGGTTGCTTCGGACGGTCTCGGGGGCGGTCTTGGTGACAGCCCGAGGATGCCAGCAGGCGGCCATGGCGAGCTGCTCGGTGGTCTTGTCGGCCAGACCGAACTGGATGGCCTCCTGGGCGGTGAACCATGTTTCCGCGGTCATTGCCGCGCGGATCTGAGCTGAGGTCTTGCCGGTGCGCTTGGTGTAGATTCCGGCCAGGATCTCCGCGTGCTGGTCGAGGGCGTTGGCCATCTTCCGCATATCGTCTGAGGTGCCTGCCACCATTCCAGACGGGTCATGGATCATGAACAGCGAGGCCTCGGCCATCTCGATGCTGTCACCTGCCAGGGCGATGATTGAAGCAATCGAGGCAGCGATGCCGACCACCCGGGTTGTCACCGGCGCCTGCCGGCCTCTGAGCATGTTGTAGATGGCTAGGCCGTCCCAGACGTTGCCACCTGGGCTGTTGATCTCGACCACCAGGGGGCCGGGGCCTACAGACTGGAGAGCATCGGAGAATGCCTTAGCAGAAATGCCTGAACCACCGAACCAGTCCTCGCCGATCTGGTCGAATATCTGGAGCACCGCCGGCTCATGGACCGAGGCTCGGGGGCTGTAGGAAAGCCAGTTGGTTACTTTAGTCATTCGGTTTTCTTGGCTCTGGTTTTCCGCTTCTTAGGCTCGAGCACCGCAACCACCTCTTCGATGGGCTCGGCCGGGATCGGCTCGGGCATTTCTTCGGAAGGGGGCTGCTCAAGAGCGGCCGCGGCAGGCTCTGGTGCTATAGGCTGCTTCTGAGAGCTGGAGATTTCGGAGACATCGAGGCCGTACTTGACTGCCAGGTCTTGGATGTACCGGGCCTGCTGAGCCTTGGCCTCGAGGGCGGATCGCCAGTCGATGCCTCGGGCGCCGTAGATCTCGTCGTAGGTGGTAATGCCGGCACCAAGCTCGTTTAGCTGGGCGGCAGAGTTGCGGCCGACGTCGACGTTAGGGGCTCGGGGCGCCTGGATGGCCACCTCGTACCAGTCGTCAGGGCTGTCCCTGAGTGTCGGATCTGTGCGGATGGCGTATTCCATCACATATTCCCAGATACGACGGGCGGCCGAGGCCATCACCTGGTGCCGGCTGCGGAACCACACCGAGGACATATCAAGTGAGCCCCGGTAGACGGTGCCCTGCATCGACTCTGGAAAGACCAGGACGTAAGGGATGCCGACGCCAGCACAGACCTTCTCGGTCAGGCTGCGCCAGTACTCACGCATATTAACATTCGGGCGGTCAGCGCTGAACTGCTCGAACTCGTCGCCAGTCTTCATAACCTTGACCGAGGCGCCGAAGATGTTCTCGTAGTAGTTCTGGGCGGTGCCCTGGGATCCAGCAACACCGGATCGGAGGCTGGTTGCCTGCACCTCACCGGAGCTCGTCTTGATGACCTGGGCCACGCTGGAGGCGAGCTTGCAGGACTCCATCTCGAGCTTCTGGAGATCGTCCAGGTCGTGCAGGTCGTTGATCACACAAGCCACAGAAGGCAGGCCGCGGAGCTGGCCGGCACGTTGGGTCTCGTATATGGCGACCACCGAGTCGGATGAGATCGACCGGATGTCGGTAAGTTGTCCCTGCTGC